GAAAAATAGAAGTATATGGTTCGCCAGGGAACGGAGGATTATATCCTTGAACAGCAATTACGTTACCTATAAATGTAGCAGTACCACTCACATCAACCCAAACCTCTTCACCTATATTGATGACTTCTGGAATTCCAGGAGGCACATTGGTACCAAGAAGATAAAATAAATTAATTTGATTCGTACCGCTCGCAACTAATCCAGATGGAAACACCACAAAATCTTCTAAACGAACTTGAACATCTTGTGGTAAAGTAACATTGTTAGCTACAATTTCGAAATTTGAGATCGAGCCTTCGGGAACAGTGCCGCCTACACCACCTCCATCAAATCCCAAATAATTTAATTGATAACCTACTGCTGCATCATTTAACGTTATGGTTTTAGTTGCTATTTCTGTACTGCCCTGATTCTCTGTTACTGTTATATCAATATCTCTAGGACCATCAGGAGTTCCATCGTCACCCATTGCAGTGAATGTGACGTATGAAGTACCACCTCCCATAGCAGGATTAGTTATTTGTTCAGATGATGAAGTATATTTAGCTGCGCCTGCTCCTGATATTGTTACAGTAAAAGGTATATCGACAAGTTGATTACCGGTTGAGGTTACGCCTATGTATAAATTATCGTCTTCAGTAACTGTTAATGCCTCTATACTACCGGTCAATGCTGTATAGTTGCTGACAGTTGTAGTTGGTGTTGAAGAGTCTATGATCGTTACAGTATTAGATTGAGCAACAGGAGGATTGCCTATTGCAGCGGAACCTATTACCAAACTAAAAGTTTCATTACCCTCACGATTTTGATCAGGTACAATACTAACAACAATTTCACCATTGCCTGAACCATCAACAGTAAAATCTTGTTTATTGTTAATGTCACCGTAAGGAGTGGAAATATCGTTTGCAGTTATGTCACCCACAAACCAATATTTCCAAGTTCCAGGAGTAAATCCATTAGCAAGAACTGTGAAGGTTATATCTTCACCTTCTTGTTGAGATGTTGGGGAACCTACAATCGACGGAGGAGTGCCTGAAGTAACTTGAGACAGCTCGGCCACATCATTCGGAGATGAGGTATTGGTAGTAGCTAAATGAACTATAAAGGCTAATTGGGAGCTGGGTGGTGTTCCATTAAACTGTAAAGTAGTTGATCCAGAATTACCCGACATTGCTATAGGTCTTATACGACTTTTTACTGTTCCACCTGACACAAAAGTGCCTGGACTAACTGTTTGTGTATACGAAAGAGTAGTAACAGTTTTAGAAGTAACTACAAAAGATCCATCTTCTCCACCATTATAGGCAGAAGGTGTAACACCCTCGATAATAAGTCTATCGCCGACAATATACTCTGTCGAATCACAGGTTATTGTGGTTATGCCTGTTGACCAAGACCCCGCTGAAATTGTTTCAGTTGGAGTTATACGAGGAGCATCACCTGATGCAAAATCGTTTGGATTAATATCATTAAATTCCAGATAAAAGTAATATTCACCATCAGGTATATTTGTGCCACCGAAAGTGTATGTGATTGTTTCATTAGGAACCGCACCACCCGTCGTCGGATTAGCAATTATATTGTAAACTGAACTTTGATCCGTGAAATTAAAAGACGCACTAGTTCCGACTGCGGTGCCTAGTATAGTCGTGTCGGTAATTTCCATTGCACCGGTAACGGTGTCTTGAAAAATATCACTCGACGTTGTGGTTACTGTTATATTTGTCCCAGCGCCACCATTGTGAGAATATACTGATGAACCAGAGAATGCTGAGAGTCTAAAATCAGAAGATATATTTCCAGTAAATTGCCATGCCAGAGTATCCCCGTCTGCATAATCGCCTATTATAACGTTAGCCACTATTGAATTACCTTCAACAGTATTCGGCACTGTTACGCCCACAGAAACGGTTCTTTCTTGAAGAGTTATTGATTGAGATGCAATTTCGACATTATTAACGTTTATAATTTTAAAAATTGCAGTCTGATCACCTGTGTTGCCTGTGTTAATTAAAGAACTTACATTAAAAAAACCTGATGCTACTGTTGGTGAAGAAGACGTAACAGTAAACTCTTCGGCTGTTCCAACAGAATTTGGTATATTACCCTCGAAATCACTTGCAACAACAGTCGATAGTGTCTCATCTAAGTACCATCGTAATGTGTTTTCACCATCATACGGTAATTCTGCTTTATTACCTAGCAAAGTAAACGTCAACGAATCACCTTCAACAATCGTTGTACCCGGTGAAACGTTTAATTGCCAATTAGGAATTACATCGACAAGATCGCATGTCATTTCGGCTACAATTCTATCACTTCTATCTTTGATGTATATCTTAAATTGTTCGTTAGTGGGTGCAAGAGGATCTGTGCCTTTAGGATCTATTATCGTCTTTATAGAAAAAGAACCAGATCCGTTATTCATTTCTAGATATTGTGGTGAATTGGATAGTGGTAATCCAGTATCTCCATTAAAAAAGTTAACGCCAAAGTCAGCATCTGATGTGTCAATATGTTCACCGTACCAATAAACAGCATCTTGATTCGTTCTCTGATTCAAACTATCTACAGTGAATAACCAATCAACACCTTCATTGTTAGATGCCGCCGCAGTAATAGTGTATGTTGTTCTAGTGTAAGCATCAATAGCATCATTTAATGTTACAATAGGCGTTGAAGCTTCGTCTACTATCAGAACTTCTCCACCCAAATACATACCAGCAGGATGAGCAAACAATTTAAAAACTTCTTTCCATTTTGAAATTGAAATACCAGTTCTAACCAACAATGCAAAAGTTTGATATAATTTATCATCGGTGAGATACTTTAATCCGAAAGGACCAATTTGGGAATCCACATCACCTATTTTAAAAATATTTTCTTTTGTGTACAAAACCTCAACATCTTCGCCATAGAACGAACGAAAAAACCACTCTATTGCAAATTTGGTGCCCTTAGATCGAAACAAAATATTAGAAAAATTGGCAGCGGCTCGAAGTTCACTATCATTTTTACCAAACCCCTGAAAATATTCTTCGCCTAAAAGTAATTCATCTTCTATGTAAGAAAGCAAAGTGATATCAGTTTCATTAACATCGCGTGTAGCGAAGAGGTGATTTAATAATTCGGTAGAAGATTCTTGATCTTGAAATTCGTAATAACGTTCAAGCAAAGAAATAAATTTAGGATAATAAGTTCCATAATGTTCAGGTAAAATATTCTTAACCTGCATATCCCTCAGATTAATATTTCTACGTTTTTTATCTACAAACCGATTGTGCATAATATTATACTATGTTAATTGTATTATTCATATTCGTATGATTAACGCACTGATAGTAAAGTGTGGCTGGCGCTGACATGGGAACCCTAAAAAAGATAGATCCTAATGTAGTTCTTGCGTTGTTGGTGACGCCAGTGTTGTATGGTGTTCCAGCAAGACCCGAGGTGCTTTGAATTCTAAAAGGATGTCCTGTAATATTCATATCAAATCTATATGTTTCACCCCTTCTAAGATAAAGTATAGGATTATCAGTAGCTGATGGAAACCAAACACTATTCAAATCACTAAAAGTATAGGCAGAAGTGCCGTTGTTAGAAACATTGAAAGAGTATTGAATACCACTAGTCGTTATTGAAACATCGCTATCCACACCAAACGAAATCGATCCTGTGTTAGAGGTCACATTTATTTTGGAAGTATTAGGTCTTAAAATAAGATTGGTAGAAGCATTTACACCATCATCACCAGAAGAAATACTTCCAAAGTGTAAATAGTGCACATTAGTTTCAGTAGTGGCTGATGTCACTCCAACCAATGTTGCTCTGTCAGCGCTGGCACTTGTCACATCAGTTAACCCCGAACCATCCCCGCTAAATGCCGTAGCGTATACAGTTTTTATTCCGACATCGTTTGGATCGTCTTGAATAAAAAAAGATGTTTCAGTACGCACACTATCCAAATCGTCCAAATTACGTTTGAATGTCAGATAATATTTGTTAGTATCTACACCTGTTATTTGTTTAGAATCTGTTTTTTTAGACCATTGTGAACCACCATACATGAATAGATCCGTTTCGGTCAGACCGGATATTTCGTTGGTAACAGGATTATATAATAAACTAGGATCTGTATTAGTACTATCATCACCAGTCGCTAGTTCTCTAAACATAATAGAGTGTAACGCATCTACTGTTGTAGTATTAGCATCAGGAGTTCCTGATGCTTCAACATTTTCTAATAAAGATCCGTCGCCTCTAAAGAAAACATCTGTGGCAGCACCACCAAAAATACCACTGCTAGGATTATACGTTAGTTGCGGATCTACATTAACACTATCAATTCCTACTTGGCCAACAAATGTTGGATAATAATCGGCGTCAGTTTCTTCTGCATCTTTGGTATTAATACGCAAAGCATCCAGTGCTGTGAAGGCAAATGTTGAAGCAATAGCATAGTCTGATGTCTGAGAGTGATAAGCACTATCAACATTTACTAGTAAAGAACCATCACCACTAAAGAATGGGGCGCTCAGTATTCCTGTGTCTACAGCATAAGTAAAACCCGGGTCGGTGTTAGTGCTATCAAAACCATTTTCTAAAGAACGAAAAGGAACAAAGGTATCAGTAAGTGTAATTCCTGCGGCAGTTCTATCCGCAGCAGACTTAGCATCTATTTTTTTAACTGCGTTAGAGGTTGTTTCCTCTAAAAGTATATTTAATTCTTCTTCAGTGATTAGAGTGCTAAGATCGTTGATAGTGGTAGTTCCGTCACTAAGACCTTCACCAAACTCAATATTTCCAGTCACATATAAATCACCAGTAACTTTAGATCCATCTCCATCTGCGACAGCACCACCACCACCACCAGCTGACATATCGTCGATGTTTTGATTTGCTAGATTTCTAACGTCTTGAAGAGTTGCCCTATGTGTTGTTTTAGACTCGCCTACAACATCATTTACGATGATTTCATCCAGTAAATCTGGTGTAATCGTGGTTAGTTGTGATATTTTAACGTCTGCCATGGTTCTCTAATCTCGGTGTTTATTCTATTATTTATAAGGATTATACAACATTAATATTAACTGTACCTACTTCCGAAGTGCCTACTGTTGGTGTTACACGATAAACAAACGAATCTGTTCCGACATATCCGATTGTAGGAGTATATCTCAACACACCTGTAGATGTGTTTATTACCTGAACTGTACCGTTTAAAGGGTCGCCACCAGCGGCCAGAGAGAACACCAGAGTAGTATCCAACCAAGTGTCGTTTATACCTACCTGAATATCTATAAAACTATCTTGATCACACACTGCGGTGTCATTTATGGCGTCAGTAACCGCAGCTACATTAACAGCGACAGGATATGATTTGGTTCCAAAATCACCAAGAACACTAATGTTGAATGAGTCTAAACCACTATAGTCTATATCAGGGGTGTATGAATACGTACCAACCGCTTTAATTATACCGTTGTCAGTTGTCAACGTTTCGGTTAAAGAAGCACTTGCTGTTCCATGCAAAGGATCTGAGACAGATAATGATGTTGGTATACTAGTAAGATTTCTAATCTCAAAATCTGTAACAGTGAAGGCTATATCTTCAATCGGTTCAATGGATAAAGGTGATGCTGCGAAAGCACTGTCTGCACAAACTTTAGAGAAAAGTTCTTCGTCTGGTAATGCATTTAAATTCAAGAACTCTACACACGCTTCTTCAATAATAGCACTGTTAGTTGCGATGTCTTTGTAGAGATTGATCTTCATATCAAAATCTAATGTATAGATGATCGTTCTGCGAGATTCAACCGCGGCTTCATAATCATCAGAAAACGTTATACCTGTCATAGTGATAGGCGTGTCTTCTTTAACATCAAAATCTCTGAGAGGTTTTACTGTTACGGTGTAGTGTGGAGTGAAGTATGGTAGAATCTGTTCTACAATTTGTAAAGCATCGTCTTGTGTTTTAGCATAGGCGTTTAATTGGAATGATACTGTGTATGGCACAGGCGTGTATACTTTCTGACCACTTCCATCATAACTTGTAGGAAACGATATGCAACTGTTCATCTTAGGCATTTGTCTGGTAGGATCATAATTCATTGCCAAAATCTCAAAAGAAATTCTAGGCAATTTTAATGCTACTTGTCTTTCGTAATCTTCGCCGTTGCCCATCGCATCAATACGTGCCAGAAAATCTCTTTTGGGTGCATACGACAGAGGCACTTTCTGTTGAGAGAGAGTGTTACCAGCAGCATCTTGCCTAACAATTTTGATGTTGTTAAACAACGAACCAAAGACCGCTACTGCTTTACGAATTCTTTGATGGTAAAAATGATCACCAAACATTATGGATCCCCAAACGGATTAGATTCACTGAAGTCAATGAAATCAATATCTCCGCCCTGTGATGTAAGATTAAAATCGTCGTTCATTGCACCGTCTTGCAAGTCTTCACCTATTAATGTTGGCACACCAGAGGCTCCTGAAGTACCGCCAACTAGTGGTGCAGTTGTAGTCCATTCGTGATATTCACCATCAGACGCCCCACCTGTATGTGCTACATAGATCTTTGGATTTGCTGCATCAGAGTTATCTATATTAACTACTTCCCCCGTTAACGTGAATGAGTTATTAGTTTGTGTCACAGTCTCATTATAGACATAAGCACCTGTGATACTTGAGAAGGTAAATATAGTTTGATATGCATGAGCGCCTTCAACGTTATCAATACCGTCAACGCCTGTATCAAAATCCTCATCATTGTATTCAAACAGTTCACATCTAAGTTTAAATACAGGAAGATCTTTGATCTGATAGAAAGGTGATTCGTCTTCTACCTTGGTAATTTCAAATATAGAATTTGAAAGTGGAAGAGAAATCAGATCTCCTTCTCTTGGGCGATAGAATGGTTTATCTTCTGTAGATTCATACTGTGCTACTTGGTTCAACCAACGTCTGCGTGATACAATGAACGTTGCGGCATCACGAATTTCTACTCCAAACTTGCTGAACAGATCTCCTTCACCATCAAAGCCTTCGGTGTTTTCAATATACATTTCTACTTTATAGGCATCGTCAAATCGTGACACGTTATCATCAGAAAATATGTTATCTTTGTTTACAATTTCACGAGGCATATAGTAAACGTCTTGCCCATAGATCTTCATAGACTCAATAATTAAGTCTTCATAAAGTTCTTGTTCGGACGTTCGCCCTTGTGTAAAATAGAGATTAGTTGCCATCTGTTATCCCATGAAGAAATCTGGTGGAAATTCATTTTCATTACGCATTTTTTCTTCAAGTCGTTCTAACTCGGCCGTAGCATCTTGATAGTACTGAGCACCGTTAAGTGTTACACCACCTGGTAATTGCATACCTTCAAACTTAGACATGTTAGTACCCCACTGTTGTTTGATCAACTGTGTGGTGTAGTCTTTGAGAAACTTGTCGTTCCACACATCTGCGAACGTAGTAGGATCTACAAGCGATAACACTTCAAACATGATGTAGTCGCCTTCTGCTAGATTGTTATACTGATTAGGTGCCCATTCTCCGAAGATGTAAATTCTGCCTTGGTGTCTTGAGTGTGTAACTCGTGGCTCACCGTCTAGAATATCAGAGAGAAACTCTAAGTATTGTTCCATCTGAAAGTAGTAAGACATACCACCCGCAAAGTTCATGAAGTCACCCATGCTGTTCAACATCATTTGATACTTAACATCAAACATGTTAACAGAACCGAATGTCTTACTGAACGGATATACTTTAGTAACATATAATATCGTATCAGGTATGGTAATGTATTCGTTTGTAACATCATCTGCGGTTATCTGATGCTTAAGATATGTTCTAAAAGTAGCATCCGCATGATACTCTTGATACAATTGTATTGCATCATCAACTTTATCTTCTATCTGATCATCGTCCACGTTGATTTCAAGGACGGGTGAACCAAGTCTGCGAAGACAGAAATCAATCAGTTCTTCTCTTGTAGTGGGCGATGCCATTTAAATGTCTCCGGTTTACGTTTATTTATACGATTACGAAACTACTTCAACGTGAACATTGAGAGCTCCGACTGTAGCTCCATATTGTGCAAGATAGAATGTAAAAGTATCTTCATTATTATTAGATATTGTTGGAGATCTGAGCCAAGTTCTATTTCCTACATTTTGGCCACCACTGCTTGTTTCTACATAAAGGTAGTACGATCCGTCTGCTGCATCGCCCCGGCCAGTGTTCGATGAACCAGTACCGTTGGAGTCGCGACTCCATTTTCCTGTCAATCCACCAGTCGTGACCGCCAAAAAACTAGCGTTAACATACTCTACACCATTACCACTAAGAGAAATATTAGATTCAAATCCGTCGGTGGCAGTTTCAAAAGAATATGTT